TCATAATTTGTAATTCAGTTAAACCTACCGGAAAAGGAACAGAAGAGTATGTCGGTAACTTATATGTATATGCAGAGGAATCTGTATGTATTATCATACGGGCTTCGTCTGCTCTAGTAAATGTGTAATTAGCATTTTTTGTTTCTAATGGCCTAATGTCTGCCGACCTACCACCTGCGGTAGCGCCATCACCAATAAAAACACCATTAGCGGCTGAACCTGTATTTGTATCTAAGAATATCTGTTCCTTAGTAGGCGTGACACCTGCTCTTTGGGTAGTAGTAGCAGTAAAAAGATTTTTGTTACTTGTTAGTGCCATATACTTTACCCTCTTTTAATGTTTTATAATTATATCACTAATGACCCCATAATAATGATACCACTATCATTGTTTGTTACAACCAAATCTCCTATATCAAGAGTACCACCGCCTCCCCCATCACCGCCAGTATTAGCCGCCCAAACAGGACTACCACTAGATACAGTCAACACCGTTCCTTCCGAACCTATTGCTAATTCAGTAAGTGGTCCTTGACCGTTACCATATAATAATGCTTTAGAGGTAATAGTATTTTTACCTGTACCTCCATGAGGTACAGAGTATCTTGGGGATGTAGTACCATTGTTTCTGTATATACCTTCTGCTATTTGTGTAAAGTTCCAGTCACCATCTATTGTAGGTCTGTTAGTAATATGTATTTCAGCAGAATTACCGTTACCATATACAGGACCGTATACTCTAGCGCCACCTTGTATTTGTAGTTCTTCACAACCTAATATTAAATTATTACCTAAAGAAAAATAGTGACTGGATGTAGAAGGGAGAATAGTTAATTTTCTATATTGTGTATTGAATGTGTTACTGTTACCATAAACAGTTTCACCAGTTACAGGTAATTTAGTACCTGCCGCAGACGGGGTTAGTTGTAACTCTGTATACCCCCACTTGAATGTAGATGTGGTTAATGTAAGAGTTCCGTTTATTTTATATATTTTTTCAGTATCTTGTTGATTTTTTGTTCTAGGAGAAACAGTAATAGAACTGTCTATATTTAGATTTAATATATCCGCAAAAGGGTAATTATTGTATAATACTTTGGCATTGTCTAAAGTAGTTCCTTGTGTATCATAAATAAACTGTGGACTAAAAGTAGCCACATTATTAAAAACGCAATCCATAGTTACATTAGGATATACACCGTTTTGTATAATAAAGGTAGAGCCATTATCCGGTTCAAAGTAAAAAGTTAAATTAGACCTAGTAGTAGAGTCTTTGAACATACCCAACGTGTTAAAATCTAAGTTTGTATCTACGTTTGATATTTTTACATAGTTATCAGCAGAACTACTACCTAGTGCTGTATAAGCCGGTGTGCTATGAAATCTAAGAAAACTCGCACTAGCAGATTCTAAAACGGATATTTTTTCTACACAAAGACCTTGTGTACTAATTAAACTATTATCTATTTTTACGGTGAAAGTAAATGTACTCTTTATGGTGATAGAAAGATAGCCTACAGTATCACTAGTAAATACACATTTTTTTGTAGCGGTCGCATCAAAAATTAAATTATCGTCAGAATCGGGTAAAGTAGTGTGTAGTGTTGAACCACCACTTGTTGTAACCCAGTTACCTGCGGTTTGTGATTCGGTATCTGTTCCACCTTTCCAATAATAATCAGCCATGACTTATCCCTCAATCTTGTGTGAGAGAACCTGCCAAAGCACTTCCGACTGTGCCACCAACTCTACTAGTGGTACTTTTAATTTGGAAAGCAGTACCACCTTTCTCTTCTATATTTTTCATAGCCTCAGATGCAGCCTTTTCAAAAGACTTTAACTGTGCTGCGAATCTAATATCAGATGTACCTTTATCTTTTTCGGGTACTAATGCAGGGATAGTATCTATCAATACTTTAAGACAGTCTGCACAAACCATCATTTTAATTGCAGATTCTTTGAGTGCGTCTGTTGGTGCGTTATCTGCTGTAACACCAACATAATTTGCTTGACGAGCCTTTTTATTTACTTCGGCTGTTCTAATAGTGATATATTCTGTAATAGTACCTTCATTTAGACCTCTCGGTCTGTTAAGTAAATCTCTAATTTGACTTGTTGTTACTGCCATATCCGAACCTCTCCGCGTAGTCTGTTGGTACGTCTATTATAGTAGCGTCTTTTGAAGGTTTGTTAGTTCTACCTAATACTATAATTAATTTAGTTTTAATTATTCTATCTGCCATTTCACTAGCAGGTAGCCAATATAGGCCGTTTTTATCTGTTAGTAACGACATAGGATGGTCTTTGTATTTTCTACTTTGTAATTTATGTGGTCTAACTAAGTAACCTACACCACTTTTATAATGTTTTAAGCGGTGTTTCATAACTTCAATACTCGCACCTTTCGGTACAGGTATGTCAGCCGCATTTAACTTTTTCACTAACGAAGCCTTAGTTTCTTTCTTTGGCTTCGCCGCTTCGTTTTTATCAGTCATTTAATAAGCCCCCAACTGTTTACTCTCAAGGGTTTGAGTACCCTAGAACGAAAACGTGGACTGCCGGTGCTGTGTCATCAGAAGATGTAGATGTAACTTTAAGAGTTCCACCTGCACTAATCTTGTAGTAAGCATCATCTATCTCACCACATCTTACAACATCTTTGTCACCTGCTGTTCCTGTAACAAAAGCATCAGTAATAGCGTCAGTTCCGTTAAGAACTTGTAGGCTGTTAGAATTATCTCCACCATCTGCTAAAAGATGGGACCATACATCAACAACTTCTAAGTTTCTATCTACGGTTAGTGAAACGCTTTCTGTTGCGCCACCATCTACTGCTATTTTGTAAAGAATAGGTATAGACCCACTTGTTCCACCGTTAGAGACTTGCTTTGTATTAAGTCCAGTCATTAGGTTTTGTAACTTACGGTTAATAGGCATTTATTGTGCCTCCTTAAGCCCTTACGCCAGTAATTTTACAGATTCGGTTGTTCTTACCTGCTGCTGCACCGTCTTGGTGTTCGTGGATAACGCTTCCCATGTAGGAAGTTAATAACCAATCGAAACCGACACCCGGCAATCTTGTTAATTCTGTTTCTTGGAAACCTGCACCGTTGTATGAAAAGAACTCTGCTGTTTCTGCGCCCGGAATTAATAGTAGACCATCGTTTCCGATTGCGCCACTTGTTCCGTAATCTCTTGTGTAGTAAATTGTTAGGTTTGCGATTCTACCCAAGTGGTCTGCTAATGATTCAACTACGTTTCCGTATAGTGTTGTGTTCAAAAGTGCGGACCTCTTATCAGCAGGTAGTACAAGAGCCATTGGCTCGTTACCGCTAACCTTTGCGTTAGCAAAGATTAAATCCATTGAGTCTAGCAAGTCAGATTCTTCGTCTGCGTTAGCCGCACCGAAAGTTGCTGTTGCTGCTTGTGTTTGACCTGCGCCACCAACAAGTTTTGTCAAGATGTGGTTGTCAATTGTGTCAGCCCTTGCTCTTACGATAGCAAGTTGTTGACGGTCAATGTTTTCCCATGTTTCACCACGAAGGCGTACTGCATCTAGGAAAGTAACTCTACCCTGTCCTTTCTCAAGTTTGGTTGTGTAGTTTGCTGTTCCAATGTTTGTTGGGTCAGTTAGTGCTACATCATCTAATGGGTAACTGAATGTACCAGTTATTCCTGTGTACCACTTAAACTCTAACCAAGAAACGCTTCTTGAACCAACTAAGTCAGTTGCGATAGCGATTGTATTTGATTGTAGTTGTATGAAATCTCTTAGAGTTTGCTCTAAGACTGCATCCCCTACTCCGAAGGGTCCTGTTGCTGCTTCTACGTTTAATATTTCTTCTAATGTATTGTTTACCATTTTTTACATCTCCTATAATTTATACTATATCTAACAAGATACAGGAATAAAATCTCCCGATGCGATTGCACCTTCTCCACCAAAGTAGTACCCTACGAATACTGCTGAATTAGTTGCGTCATTTACTGTGACTGTTCCGTTATCAGAAGCAGTTTGTGAAACATATACGGACATTCCGAACTTAGGTGCTGCTGTTGCTGCACCTGCTTTGAGATAGCAAATACCGTCAAGAGCAACTACTGAAACTGTTCCTGTACCTGCTGCTTCTAATGCTGAATCTGCATCTCTGCTTGATTCGCTCATTGTGTAAGCAATTGGCGTATCTGTTACTGATGCTGTCATTAGTATTCCACCTGCGCCGTACTTAACTAAAAGTCCTTTGCTTGCGAAAGTTTCTGCTATATCTACTACGTTTACTGGGTCATTTCCTGAATATGCTACCATTTTATCTCATCTCCTTTTTTTGGGAATAGTTAGGGGCTGCCATAGATTTTTTCTCTTCTACACCTAGTGTACTGTTCCAAGCACTAGCCCATGCGTTCCATGCTCTTGCATAGATTTGTTCATCAGTAGAAATCATTTTACCGTTTAGGTAATTTGCTACTACTGGACTTGATTCTGTAGATGCTGCGACTGATGCCTCAACTTTTTCTACAGACTCAACAGGAGTCATTTCAACAGGAGTTGGCGCAGGGTGCGCTTCTTCCCATGACGCAATAAGAGAAACTAATGTGTCTTGAGACAATTCTTCGTGTCCCGACATTCCAAGTTCTGTTGCTTTAGCAACAAAAGTTGTTCTTTCTTCTTCTGCTCTTGCGATTTTCTCTGCTTCAAACTCTGCTACTCTAGCATTTGCTAAAACTAGTTCTGCTTGAAGGGCTTCCATTTCTTCATTAATTGTATTATTTTCTTCTTCGGACATAGACCTTACCATACCTTTATTGACTGATGCAGATTCAGAATGACTTATCAAGGTTGCCTTAACTTCCTCTTTTTCAATTCTTTCAACTTTTTCTATATTTGCTCTCTGATATGCCGGTTTATGTACTATAGCAAGATGGTCGAATGTAAAATCAGTTCCAAAAACAATATTATTTTCTTCTGCGGAAATAGGTACGCCACTACCACCTATAGATACGCCGTAACCTTCTCTAGACCAAAGACCTGCTTCTAAACTAGGGAATAATTCATCTCTTACAACATAAGCAACATATCTTACATTCCATTTTCCTTCACCTAATTCTACTAATTCTGCACTTTCAATATATCCGACTGTGGCTTCTTCTACGTCCCCACTCATATTTCTACTAAAACCTGCACCGTGTTCGTTAGGTTTTGGATGTAATAGTGTTACATCTGCGCCTACCATTTGTTCTATAGTTGCTAAAGCCCCCTCTTTTGTTAAGGACCAGTTGTTTTTATTTTTACCTTCGTGGAATGCTATACCCTCTATTCTAATTTTAGAATCACCGTTAGCAGATGCTTCTACTTGCATACTCATATCTGATATTGCTAAATCTAAGGTAACGGAAACTTTTCTGCACTTACCGTCTATCATTTTTTCTCCGTAACCGCATTCTTCGGCATATTTCTTTTTCTTCATGCCATAACCTGCTTCGTGGTCCTCTTCGTCATGTGCTTCATCTTGGTCTTTGAAAGTATGTCCTTCGTGTGCAGCCATACATTCTTCTTTAGTATAGTTCATAGCCATACACCTAGACATATATTCATCATGTGTTTCAGAATCGTTAGGTGTTGGTTCTGCTGCCTGTTTCAAAGCCTTTTCCATTGAAGGTTCGGGGTCCTCTATATAAGCAACACTCATACAGTCTCCGTGATTAGCACATTTTTCCTGTGACATACAAGAAGAACAAACTTCATATTTTGCTTCTGCACTTTTCTTAATAGGAATGCAATTAGGAACTTTTCTACCATTTTTCATTTTCATACCGTATTGTTCGTAACCGGATGTGCATGGGTCGTCTGCGTCTTTTGCTTCTACATTATCGTCATTACAACCGCAGCCACAAGGACTACCATCTTCTGCTTCTACTTTTTTCCCACCACGCCATTGTCTACAAGACCAGTATCTAGCCTTCCATTTAGGACCGGGTGTTTGACAGTTATGTCTTGAACGGAATGCTTTTCGTCTAGCGGGGTCATCTCTTTTGATTTCCATGTTAGGGTCGCCGAATCTTACAATAACTACTGTACCACTACCGTTCTTAGTATATACTGCGAACTTTTTAGGGCCACCACTTGTTCTAAATGGTTTATTGAGTGTTACTGTACGCCCTTGATATTCTGCTGCGGTAACATCTTCTTCTTCATCCCATTCTTCGTATGCTACTACTTCACCACTACAACCGCATCCACACGACATGACAGCAAGACTTTGCCGTTGTCTTATTAATTATTCCAAGATACCCGACTGCTTTAGACTTTCTATTAAATCTTTATACAAAGAATAATCAGATAAAGTACATATAGGTTCTATATGAGTATCACCTATACTGTAATTACTATATGCTTTAGGACTAACAAATACTTTAAAGTCCTCACTAACATAAGTGTAGTTATCTTCTACTCTTACAATAATATAAAATGGTTCTTTTTCCACTATTTCTCCGGTAATACTACTACAGGAAATCATATTGGGGTCATAGAAAGGACTTGTTTCATACGCAGGTGCAGCAAAAGGCACAAGAAAAATACTCATCATACATATAGCAATAACCTTTTCTATTACTTCGTCTTTATCCATTAACCCCACTTTTCCGTATCAAGGGCCATAAAGGAAATAGCGATAAATAATAAGATGCAACAAACTTCGTTAAGTGTCATAACACTAGGTTATATTAGTGTTTTATGATTATTTACTTTTTGCCGCCTTTAGTGATTTGAAATGCTTCCATATCTAAAGTATGTTTCTGTTGCATGGCTTCCATATCTAAATCGTGTTGTAGTTTCAACTCTTCCAGTTTACGGGTGTGATTTTTTGCTGCGTTAGTAGATTCTACATCAGCACTTAGTCTGTCCGGCAATACTGCTATTTTAGCACTTTCTTTACCCTTAAACAAATCTAGTACACTTGTTATAATAAGAAGTGCCGGACCACCTAATAGACCAATAACTGTAAGTTGTGAATCTGAAATATCTCTTTGTTCTACTACGCTGTAGTAAGAAGCGGCAGCAGCAATTATAACCCAAGCCATAACTACTCCCATACCAAAAGTTAGCATAAGTGTTTCATTTGGGTTAGTCTGTTTCATTCCCGACATGTTCTTGTGTGGTGTCGGGTGTCTTTTAAGTATTAGTACGGAAAATGCACCTAAAGCCGCTAAAAGTAGGCTATATATCGCAAACTGTATTTCACTATTCAAAAATTAAGCCCCCCATTTTTTACAGACCCCCATTGTGTAGCCATAGCATTAGCAATACCATCGTAAGTAACAGACCGTCTTTTATTATAACCTAAATTAGTGCCTCCGTAATCATGGGAAAATGTTTTCCCTTTGTAAGTTATTAAAAGAGGGTCAACTACTTCTGTAGGTATTAATGTGGGGAGATTTTTTAACCAAAGACACGTTCTCTTTCTCGCATTATGTCCGAACATATAAGGGTTAATAATTTGGTCCGGTTCTCTAATTTGTGTAGAAATTACTGATACTGGGTTTTCTATACATATTCTTTCTATAGGTGCATTCATAAGAACATTTACAAACTCTAAAGCCTCTTTTTGTAACTCTTTGGATTTGAGTCCTTCGGTAAACCATCTTGCACCCGATGTAGATAAATGAGTACATGGTGGGTGTGCAATCATTAAATCCCAACCATCATTTAGTATGTCTATAACATTTCCTTGATAATGTTCACCTAAATTACTTTCACTTGGTAATAAATCACAACTCAATGCTTCGTGTCCCTTCCTTATGAAAGAATCTCTTACTTTACCGGAAAACTCACAAGCGACTAATACTTTCATAGTTCATCCTCAGTCGGTGCTGATGGTTGAGAGTTTTCTCTAGGTAATTCACCTACGCCTTCGGGACTTTCACTATCCTTTCTTTTATCCCCATCTTTTGCAGACGGAAGGCTAAGACCTTCTAATGCTTGGTTTAGTGTTAGAATACCATTTGTGTAACCCATAACCATTCTCTGCATTACGTTTAGCGGTGTTTCGCTATCCATAGTGTCAAAGGTGATTGTAGGTAAATCTTTCATCTTATGGTCTATACCCATAAGTGTTAGGTGTTCAGAAAACATTTTCATTGTACTGTCTTGTAGGATTCTGTGCATACGGGATATTGCTTGTACGGCCCAAAGGTTAGCATTGAATGTCGCTGCAAATGTAGAACCTTTTTCTTGACCTGCTGCAACTCTCGGTACTTGTAGTACGGCTGCAATATCAGCATTTACGCTGTCTAAGAAATCACTTGAGTTAGGTAAAGCGTTACCTAAATCAACGTGATGCAGTTCGACATAATGCGGTAGTACAGGTATTTGGTCGCCCCGTAATCCTTGAAACAAAGTAATAACCTCATCCATAATGTAAAGTAACCTTTCTTGTTGTTCGGCAGGGTCTTGTATGTGTTCGATAGCAGACTTGTCAATAGTTATGTATTGTTTTGTCATAGCATCTTCTAATGAGATACGGTTGTTCATTGTGTTGTATTTCATTCTTATTGCTTGTTTAAGTGATGTAAAACGGGATGCACCCCACACACCGTAGGTCTTTCTTCCTTTGTTGTCGGTAAACCAGTTACTTCTATAATCTACTCTAACGTGTAATATTTCACGGTTAGGTATTGCTACTTCGTACATCGTACCTTCTCTCACCATATATGTAGTAGCATTCATAATAGGGTTATCTTCGTCTGCTACGAAATAAGAACCAAGACCGCCTCTTTCGTCAACTATAGTTATTTGTTTGATTGGGAGGTTTTGTAAGTTGGTTATACCCACACCTTCTTTACCGACTAATTTATTTATGTCATTACCGTAAACCATTAGGTTACGCATTTTGTTGATTAGTATATCATCTAAATCTAGAGTTTCTTCTACAAGTTCTTGTATAGCATTTCTAATAGTAGCGTTTTTACCTTTATCGTAATTTATCTCATAATTGTTGGCTGTCAAAGATACAGCACGAACCGCCCCGTTTAGTTCGGGGTCTAATTTAATCATGTGGTCGTAAAGGTCAAACTCATTATCGAACTTACTGTCCTGTCTCAACCTTTCCGTGTCTCTAACTATATCGGGAATACCCGCTACCGCAGAGAACTTTTGATTACTCCCTATTCTTTTTATTGTTTTTTCTGCCCCCTTAACTTGTCTTGACCTAAAGGGGTTCCAAGAACTACGTTCCGCCATGTATTTTGCATTTTTTGAGCGTATAATAAACTTTTTCCTTAATTTTTTCTATTTTTTACCTTTTTTGTAAAAAAAATAAAACGCTATACTGCGGCCAATATTTTTAATTCTTTTTTTTATTCAAAGGTATAGAAAAATTACTAACGTAATTATAGTAGTAATAGTGTTAGAATAAGCGGCGAAATAAATTGTACCCCTTTGAACAAATAAATTAATTAAAAAAATCGCTGTACTGCGAGCCATTAATTTTTTCTGAAAGAATTGTATGTTACAGAAAAAAAAAGGTTTAAGAACCTACTGCTACCGTACTCTTTATATGGGAAAGTATCACGGTGGTACAGATTTAATAGAAAAATATGCTTCGGAAGGTTTTGAAAACGCTAGTCAATTCGCTAGATTTCTAAATAGTATAGAACCTAAAAGAAGTATTGACGCATGGCGGTTTGCCATTAAAGACTGGGGTGGCGACTTTCAGCCAAAGGCGGAAGAATACAGCAATCCTCTACAAGCCCCTATTGAAAGATTAAAGACGCACTACGATTCTGCTAGTGACATATATCTAACTTATTTAGATAGTATGGGTACTATGATTTCAGTAAGTGGTGAAACACATAGAAATATGAAAAGAGCGTATAGTGACATGACTGGCGGTTATACTGTAAGTGATTTGTCAAGAGAGTTTAATATGCCCGAACTATGGTTAGGTGAATATGTAAGAAGTCATAAATGGAAGCATAGTATGATACCTTTTACCGATGAAGAAGTAGTCACAAAAGATAGAAAGGATTTACTTACCGAATTAGTTTTTAACGAAAAACAAAAACTATTAGTAGATATAGATAAAGCAAAATGGGAAAGTATTGAAAAAGACGCTATGAAATATAGAAAACTGCGGGCTACACTTTTAGATGAGTTTGTTTCTAATATAAATAAAATATCTGTAGCAAAAAACCCTAAGAAAATAAAAATGCCTAAAGGTAATCCTTATGCAGTAGTTATATCTCCTACCGATTTACATTATGGTAAAGGTGGTTGGGTAGATGAAGTAGGTGTGCATTTTGATATGGAAGAGGCTAGGTCAAGACTTCTTAACAGAACTCAGAATCTTATTGATAGATTGCCTAGTGAGCCGGAAAAAGTAATTTTGGCTACAGGTAGTGATTGGTTTCATATAGATAATGATGGTGGTACAACTACTGCGGGTACAGCACAAGATATGTCCGGTACACCTGCACAAATATTAATGAATGGTTGTGAACTAGCAAAAGAGCATATTGAGATGTTGAGAAAAGTAGCGCCTGTAGAAATAGTCTTTATGAGTGGTAATCACGATAGATTTGCTGCTTTAGCACTAGCATTATATTTAGAGGCTGCGTATCAGAACGTAGATGACGTTTCTGTCTTAGTAAGTCCTAAGTCTAGGCAATATGTAACTTGGGGTAACAACTTACTAGGTTTTACTCACGGTGATTTTGTCAAGAGTTTAGATTTACCTTTGATTATGGCTAATGAAGAAAGAAACCTTTGGGGTAAATGCTCTAACAGAATGTGGTTTCACGGACATAAGCATTATACACATATGATGGAAAAAGGCGGTTGTTTTGTAATACAACTACCTAGTCTAGCAGGTCACGATAGATGGCACTATAGAAAAGGATTTGTTACAGAACGTGCAGGTCTTTTTGCTCACTTAGTAGATAAACAAGATGGTATTATAGGCACGTTGTATGCGCCGGTGATGAAACATGGTTAAATGGGAGTCTGTTAAGTGTACTAAGTGTGGTTGGGCTTCCAATCGTATGATGCGAGCAAAGGTATTAGAAAGAGTTTGTCCTTATTGTTTTGAAAAGGGGTTAGTTCCAAAATGAGTTTTACTACAGAGTTGTCTTTAGAACGTAGTAGGGATGACGTAGGTTATTTTTACCGTTGGTTAGGATATACTTGGGGTGAACATATAGGTGAATGGTTAGAACTTTATGGTAACAGAAAAGGCTCTTATGTTCACAAAGTATGTATAGTTGCACCTAGAGGTCATTCTAAAAGTACAACAGTAGGTGTTAAGTTATTACACATGGCACTTTTTGACAGATTCAACAATGCACCTATAAACGCATGGCTGTTTTCCGCCAGTAGAGATACTGCAATTAGACGTTTAGCGGAAATTAGAGGCGATTTAACAAAACACCCTCAGTTAAGTAAATACTTAGATACTACTAGAGGTGGTAAAACAGAATTATATCTTACTAATGGTGCAGTTATTCGTTGTACTTCTGTAGGAAGTGCTATCAGAGGCGACCATCCGGGCGTTGTAGTGTTAGATGATATTCTTTTAGACGCTAAAAAAGATTTGAACTTAGGTCAATTAAGAAACTGGCTTCGTAAAGTAGTTATGCCTATGCTCGACCCTAAATCTAGTTTGTTTTGTGTAGGTACTCCTATGTCTATGAATGACATATATCATACTGAAATGCTAGGTAATGATGATTGGAAAACAGGAGTGTGGTCGTCTATTCCTAATTGGGATGAATGGAGAGCAGACCCCGAAAATGTAAAGCCTATTGCTCTATGGGAAGAACTTAGACCTATAGATTATTTACTAGAACAAAAAAACTCTATTGGTGACTTAGAGTTTGCTCAAGAGTATTTGTGTAAAGTTGTTGACGATGAATCAGCAGTATATCCTAGAAATCTAATTAGAAAGAATCTACAGATAAATAATGTGTTAGAACCGGATAAAAGAGATGATTCACGATATGTCATAGGTTTTGACCCTTCACACGGTCTAGGTCAAGATTACAGCGTTATGGTAGTTCTTAGACAGGATGCGGAGGGATATATTCATTTTGTAAATATGTGGAGAAGAAATGACTTCCCACCGGATAAGCAAGCAGATGTGTTAATTGAAATGACAAAGCGTTATGGTAATTGTCCGGTTGCTGCCGAAGATGTAGGTTTTCAACAAATGTATGAAAGTTTACTTGCTCAAAAGGGCGCTATGGTTGACTACAGACAAAGTAAAGTAAGTAACAGGACTTTGAAACAAGGTTTACTAAACCGTTTGCGTGTATGGTTCGAGAGAGAATTAGTTATGTTCCCTTTCGGTAGTGATGACACAAGACGTATAATCAATGTAGTATTAGAAGAATTAGAAACTCATGCGTGGAGAGAGGGTCTTATTGTTGACTTAGGTAAACATAACGATACTACTATGGCTTTGGCTCACGCTATAGACCAATTTACATACAGAACACCGGATATGCCGGTAGTTATGAAAACTCTAAAAGCGGGTCAATGGTTAGGAGGCAGTAAAGGACTTCCCTCTGTTGGTTCAGGTATTGGTGGGAGAGTGATTAGAAAATGACACACGGACCGGAAAAAAGAAAAGTGCGAGTTCAAAAGAGTTTTGATAGAATGTATGAAGAAGGTTTCTTCGATAGAGACTGGAAAAACGCAGAACAAATTGCTAGAAGATTCTCAAGAGAAATACCTAGACATTGGAAACAGATGACTGTTAAGTCTGTACCTGCGTGGATTCGCCGTGAAATTAAAAAAGGTCGTATAGTTACTAGAGAAGTTAGAGTATACCCTAACGGCAAGCATAAAGAGTATAAACGGGCCGATGACGAGGGGCGGTAGTCATCAAACCCAATACAAGCCAAAAACAAGTCTCTTAAAAATATTTTTTCAAAAAAATTATTTTGTATCTGAAAAGGTGGTAGCCATTCAGTATAGTCGTGTTTTCATAGGTTTTGGCGACCTAGTTTTCACTACTTGCTAAAAAATCGTAAATTTACCCCCCAAAAGTGGCGTTTTAAGCCACTCTTGAGGGGGGGGTAGTGGTTTGAACTCTAGAGGTTAATTAACGGCGTTAAATCCACCTTGAGAGGCTAGGAAACGGCAAATGCTGTTTCATTATCATGTCTGCATCATTGTTAATGTCGATAATCCATTGATGATGACATTCTGAACATAGAATAATGCTAGAATCAATGAAACAAGGGCAGTTCTGACATTGGTGGAGAATGATAATTTCAGAATCCATATATTCACCTCATCTTATCTGAATAATATAATCCATCAATGGCATGAATCATATGGAATAAATCGACATCGAAGTTATGATAATCTCGAATAATATCTGTAATATCTGAGAATATAAATTGAACATTTGAATCAATTAATCCTTGTCTAATTTCAGAACTTAGACCATTATTATCGAAGTAATCATAGGTATCATATTTTCCAAGTAGATTCAATGTTTTATCCCATATTGATAATTGTTCTTCTGTTATTGTAAGTTGTATTTTGAATCTAAACAATGGTTCAATTCCATGAATGAAAGCAGTTGCTAATGTTTCAAATGCGTATGATAGATATTCTTGATGAATAGGTATTTTATTTTCATTGAAATGTTCTATGTCTGATTCTACGGATAATAATGGAATCCTCTCAAGGATAACACAATTGATAATGTCTCTAACCAATGTCAATGATAATGGATAAGGAAGGGGAGGAGGAAGGAGGGGGGAGGTCATTTTCAGACCACCCCCGCACCATCTTCAACAGAATAATCTCTATCGAATTTATCTGAACCCATTTCATAATTCACTAGTTCGTCTAGTTCTGTTACTCTGTTCTTCTTTGGGAAGTTTAGGTTGGCATCATTCAATAGCGTATTAGTCAATATCTGTGATAATGAACTGGGGTGAGGCATGAATACCTTGTCTAAGTATTTCTTGCTCTCAATACCGCTACATTCAACGGCACACCATACAGCGAATGATTGACTACTTTCTGACTCGAATACTAACTGTTGAAAGTACACATCAACCCATACAGTTTTTCCGTTGATTTTTCTAGCAACTCTACCGCCATTTTTCTGAATATGTACTGGAACTAATTTAGGTTGAATTGATTCTGTTTTAATTCTACTATCAACTAATTGGTCTTCATATCCTGTTATCTCTCCATCGTCGTTGTGAACTGGCATGTATATTTTCTTTTGTTTCATTTCTGTTCTTGCTGACATTGTTACTTCCTTGAATGGTGAACGTGTCATTCTAATGAATGGCATTCCTAGAAATGTACCATTCTTCTTTGAAACGCTTGGTCTATGCCACTCTAACTCTGCCTTTCCTCCACATACTTGACAAGTTGTCGTTCCTTTTCTAGCATAGCCCAGAACGCCGTTCTCTGTATAACAATCAGCATAGTCCTCAATCCCATATGTTTGAACATCTTTGTTGTTATTGCATAGGTTTCTTTCTTCTGTAAATGTACCGAATCCACTCAAGGCATGACGACCAACGAATCCTTCTGTCTCACATGCTGAGTTTACCCAGTTCTTTTTACTGAATGAATCGTGACCTGTTGTAACTATTGATTCAACTTCTTGGGAAGTACTCTTGAATCTCAAGTATGATTTCAATCCTAGTTCTTGTGTTAATAATCCAGCATGAGCGAAGTCAACTAATGTTTTCTTAGTCAATAGCAAGTTTTTGTTTTTGTTAATTGAGAATCCGTACATTTCTGTATCTTGATAACATAGTCTATCTAGTTCGTCAATAATATCTTCTTTTGTTTTCTTACTTGTTGAAATTGGTTTTATTCCTTCCAATCTAAGAACTCTGTTAACTGCTCTTACGGCATGAACTAAACTAGTTTTAGTGAACTTAACTTCTCCGAGAAGTTGAGTAACGTGGCTAACATTACTCCATAGTTGAGGTGCATTAGCAACCTCTTCAATCCCTACCGAGATTAACTCTCTAGGGGCATTTATCATTTTGTGCGTCTTAATCATTGTATTATCATTTGACATAATTGGACAACCTCCAACCTCTCAAATCATCCTTTACTTTATAGTATACTCTGGAACGAATTTGGCCTAATTTCGCACTTTTTGATATGCAGTACAACGGTTTATTTTCTACTCCGAATAACGGAAATGTAGGCAGTTTCTCCCAATAATAATTATTTTACATTTGTTAATAATGTGGGATTGTGGCCTAATTTCTGGGGTTTTTCAACCTAATCGTTGTACTGCGGATGCGAGGCGGCCATAATCTTTGATTCTGTCCTAATTAGGCACTTTTTCAATGTCGGCCTAATCTTTGATTTTAGCCTAATTTCTGGGTTTTTACTATTTTTTAACACTAATCTTTGTTTTTAGGCTAATTTCTGGGTTTTTTCGGTGTAGTTTTTACACCCGTTTAATTTCCGGTTTCCGGTAATTTTTGCCTGTTTTTTTTCATAGCCCTCTGAACCTGCTTTTGCGATTTTTCAATGTGAATTAAAAGGTTACAAAAGTGAACGTACCTATATTTACGATTTTTCAATGTGAAGTAAAAGGTTACAAAAGATATTCAAAAGGTTACAAAAGTGAAAAAGATACTTAGTGTTGAAAAAAACACCTAGTGCAAAAAAGATACCGAAAAAGGTTACAAAAGTCAATTGTGGTATTTTTTTTCGGTGCATTTTCTACACCGCCGCAGTACAGCGTTTTTTGACTTTTAATTGTGGTATTTTTGAGGTTGAAATTAAATGTGTAACTTTTTTGCATTCATTTGCATCGAGGCGCTACATGAACCAAACGCATCGAAAATAGGTACAAAAGTCATGCAGTACATCGGTTTCTTTTGTAACCTTTTTTTGTAACCTTTTACGTTTCTTTTGTAACCTTTCTAAATGCTTTCCCCCCGAAAAAAAAGTCAAAAGTTACAAAAGTCAAAAGTTACAAAAGTAAAAAGGTTACAAAAGTAAAAATTAGAAAAAAGGTTACAAAAGTAAAAAGTTACAAAATTGAAAAGGTTACAAAATTAAAAAGGTTACAGAACTAAAATGGTTACAAAATTGAGTTTCTAGAAAAAATCTACTTTCAAGGTGAAAGTGGCAAATCTGAAAAAACTGCATGACCTAATGAATGAAGTAAGGTTTTGAAAGATTATCTTGATTAGAGTTGAAACTATTATTCATTCAACTATTAAATTAAAACTAGGTTTGTATCTACGTTTAGAATACAGCCTAAAGAGAGTTACTTTCAGGATGATAAGAAATATCCCGACAGATTAGGTAAGAAAATAAAATCTATATATCAAATCGCGTTTTGATTCAAGATGAATCTATTTAGACCATGTAAAAAAGGTTACAAAAGTGGAGAATGCTACATAGATACTATTATAAGCAAATAGAAAGATGAATATATATGGAAAGGTATACACCCACCCTAGAGGCACACACAAGACTGCCCTCTTCTTCGGAAGAGGTTTTGAAGGAGGTCGCAAACAAGACCTTCTTTCATGAGAGGCATACGCCTTTCAGATGCTCTATCTGTTCTTACAGTATAGAGGATTCTCTGAGACTGACTAAGTTTACTAAAACACGTCATGTTATCGTAGTTACTAAGAATATAGATTTGTCATCATACCGAATCTATCCGGCAACACTTTGTAATGAATGTCGTCAAGAGGCTGACGCGATGGATAGAATACACCGACCACATATGTGCATTGATATGAATACTGTTTTCAGGGTAGAAGTAATTCCAGAAAAAACAAATGTTAACACTTGGGTTATCCGAGATAACAACGGACATCCTGTCTATGAAAAACGCACACGCAAGGGCGTGTACGAGGCAGCAGTAGATGATAACTATGAAGCGGTGTTCGGTGACATCGCTCTTGCTTACGAGGTGGTTAAATGAGTGACGGTGTAATCATTCGGGATATTCCCGCTTATGATACTGCGGTCTTTCAGATGGTTGTTGATTATCTCAACACCAAAAATCTGTTAGATATTCTTGTTGACGCAAATGCGGATTCTCCTTACGATATGACTAATCATTTCAAAATGAAAATAGCAGGGCTACCGAAAACTCAAATGGGTTGCCCTTGTCCTTTTACAATGTTCAATATGCTTGATAGTGATTTGAGAAATAAAATTGTTTTAGCCGCTAAAGAAAAATATGCTGAAAGAGTTTTAGCATCTAGAAAAATCGAAGTTATACCAGTTGACAACGTAATGAATAATTATACTTGGGTGAGTGATACAGATGAGTGAAGGTGGAAATCCTTCCTCATTATCTCTTCACATAAAGGTTCATCCTCTTGTGACTAGAGAACTTCGTATCAATGGAATTGACCTAAATACTTTAACTCTGAAAAGAACTAGAGTCGGTATGGTCTACATTTGCCCTATCAAAAAAGCACCACGCCGATTATCTGATGCGAGGTGGATTTGAATGAAAGATAATTTCAACCCTAATGTATTTCAAAGAGTCGGAAATAATCTAGGTCATATGACCTCTAATCTATTTATCTCGGATTATGTAAAAAATAATCCTCGGTTTTTCATTAAAGAAATCTCAAAAATATTGTACCAAAGAGATGTTAGATTATTTGCCGATAAAGTTTCTGAGTTTGAGTGTGACCGTTTCGATTGCACAAATAAAACAACCCTAAAAGTAATTGTTCAATCTAATGCAACTGGCGAAAGTTACTCTAGAAATTATTGTTACAGATGTGCGACAAGATGCGGATTCTCTAGTTATCTAATTAAGGAGGAAGAATAAATGAAAACGGAAAAAAATGAAAATGAACCAACGGCGAGCGAAGTGTTACAGGGTTTTGACTTTAGACTCAAAACTGATTCACCACCTCGAATAAGGCATAGCAGATTTACACAAAAAAGAATCGAGGAAGCCACAAAACAAATTAATTTAGTGATGAAAGGATTTGAGGGTGATTCGATGATGCTTCAAGACACCATTGACGATTTACGCAAAGAACTAGAGATACAAAAAAACTACGCACAAGACCTTAGTAACTGGATTAAGAAAGCGGATGAGATTTACTGGGCAAAACACAAAGGCACAGACAGACGGTTTGTCCACGCCGACCTAATGACCGAAGCATGGCTCTTGATAGAAGAAGAAAAAAGAGAACAAAGGAGGTTAGAATTAGATTCAGCCCAAAAGTAAAACGGTAGGGTTAAATACCGGCAACCCCTAATTAATATTGGGGGTAGCCGGATTTACCACCAAACTAAGAGACTTGCCAGTCTCAACAGGTTAGCGAAAAAAATGGCAAACCAAAAAAACAAAAAAACAAAAAAAATATAGGACGTGAAAAAAGTGGCACATCAGTTAGCAAAAACAAAAAATGACGAATGGATGACAGCATGGTCGGGGAATACTCCTTGGCATGGATTAGGACAGAACTTTGGTTCTGAACTAATGACAGGAACAGAGGCGTTGGAAGCGGCGCGTCTTAACTGGCTTGTAGAAAAAATACCGCTTCAAGTGTATGACGAACAAAACAAGAGACACGTTGTAGTACCCGATACTTTCGGTGTATTCCGTAGAGACTTAGACGGCGACATGGTATCACTTACAAAGGGCGGCAAAACTGTCGGTCGAGTATGGAAACCATTCCAGAACTTTGAAGCGTTTGAGTTCTTAGACGAACTTACAAATTGTCAAGAGGCAAAGATTGAGGTATGTGGTGCATTAGGTAACGGTGAAAGAGTTTGGGTCTTAGCAAAGATTCCCTATCAAGTTAAATTAATGGGTAAAGATAAAATTGACTGTTACATCTTAATCAGCAATACGCATGATGGTTCAGGTGCAATTAAGTTCATGCTTACACCTATACGAGTGGTATGTAATAATACTTTAACGATGGCTCTAAATCAAAGCGGCGGTCAAGGTCATAGTGTTAGACATACTGGCAAAGTTCACAACCAAGTTAATAATGTCCGTAAGGTACTTGGCTTGATGGTGGATGAGTTCGATGAGTGGGGTAATGATGCTGAATCTATGTTAAGCATCAAGATGAAAAAATCTGAGATGCGTGAATACTTCGCAAATGCTTTAGGGATAGAAACAAAAGAGCAGCCCGACGGTTCATTCCAATACTCAACCAAAGGTCTTAACAAAATCTTAGAATGCGAAAAATTGCTTGAGAAGAAAACCAACCGTGTCGGTAAAATGGCAGGTACTCTATGGGCCGCATATAATGCTCTGACCGAATACCTAGACCATATCGAAACTGTGCCTAAAGCGGTGCGTGACGGCAAAGCAAATGCCGATGATGCAAAGATGCAAGCGGTTATGATGAAGAAGCAAGAATCATCCCTCTTCGGTCAAGGTGCAAGGCAAAAGAGGAAAGGTTGGGAACTAGCCATCGAAATGGTAAACGCCTAATACTTTAACAGTTAAAGTACAGACTACTTCAATCCTCGGCGGGCTTCGGCTCGTCGGGGGCAACTCACAAAACCCGTAGCGATTCGCTCGATTCAAAAAATCGGGCTGTCGGCGGAAAGTGATTGTGAGAAATTACTATCACCATTAAAATAACTTTTAGGAGGAATTGAAAATGAAAAATGCAAAACAAAAAAATATGACGCTTGACAGAAAACAGAAAATGATTGACGAATACTTGTGGGAGGAATCTCTTTGAGTACAAAGTTAATTACTAAAGAGGGTAAACTATTTTTGACCTCAAAATACATGGATAGAGACGCACCAGTTCTCAAGGGTTGGGAATCTTTCTCCGGTTGGTTTTGGTTCGCCACAGAACTAAACGATGACGGTACACATTTCGGATTAGTACAAGGCTTTGAAGAAGAGTTGGGTTACTTCTCAGAAAAAGAATTAGTTTCAATAGGTGAACGAACAGGAAACATATGGCCTATCAAAGAAGAAGATTTACCATACGCAGGTAGGAGGCACGATTAAAATGATAATTAATGATAATGTTTTAAGGATGAAAGAAGTTATGGAAGATGCAGGTAATATAATCTATACAAAACTGAACCACGTTACAAAATCGGGCATGACTAGGTATATATCTGTTATATGTATCATTGATAACAGACCTTATGATTACACATATTTAGTATCAAAAATATTGGATTGGAAAACTTCCAACTTACACGGTGGAATAAAAGTAGGTGGGGTTGGTATGGATATGGGTCATCACCTTGTCGGTAGTATTTCCTATGCTCTCTATGAAAACGACGATACAATTACTCAGAGGTGGATATAATGCCGTTGGAAGTATCTGTAAGAAAAGTCGGAAGAGATAGATTTGGAGATAATACTTTAGCACACGCTACGCATGATGAAATCGAAGTTTATCAAAGTTTTGAAATGGCTAGAGTAGCCGAGTCTTGTGGCATACAAAACATGAATGATATGTCCCTCAGAGAAATACAAATTAGGATTCATCATTTGTATGATTACTACGCAACCCTTATGCCTAACTTTCATAACTACTACAAAAGTATAGGTTCACTAAAACGTATGCAAGATATAAACTTCAAAAGTAATGTAAGTAGAATAGACCCTAAAACATTTGTTATGAGGATGGCTGCTCATGCAACTCAAAGTCTAGTTACAAGTCTACAAGATGCTTATGTTGAGATAGATTATAATTATGTTCTCAACTGTAAAGAATCTGATGATTGGGCTATCAGAGCAATAAATAATAGAATACACCCTAAAGTAAAACTTACTGACGAACAATACGAAGAATTGATTTCTTCACATAGTTTTATGAAAGCGTTTGGATATAATGAGCCGCCTATCCACATAGGCGATATGATTGTAGGTGATGCACAATGAGTCCCGAAGAAATAGAAACTGGCATACAAAATTGCTATGAGAAGATATTTCATACTAGTGGTAATATCCGAGATTTGGTTTTCTTGAAAGATATGCAAATCAACACCGAGTCCGAAGTTTGTCAAAGATACCCCAACTTCCCAAAAAACTGTACTGCGTATGATTGGCGTAAAACTATCAGAGAGTTAGAATATCCATATACTGAACCTCTTACAAAGTTTAGATTGAAGCGTAAAATAAAAACTCTATACATAGAAATCCAAACCGCTATGACAAGACGTTTGAAAAAACAACTTAGAGAAACTGGCTATTGTGACGGACAAAAGATAGATACAATTACTTTAGCAGGTAAAGTATTCAAAGTGCGTTCAACGATGTTAGACATACAGGCGGGGTGGCTCTGATGTCTGTATTTTCCTTTGTCACAAATGACGTACAAAGAAAAGTATGTGAGGATTTATGGTTAAAGATAGAAAGTTGTAAAAAGAATGTCATTCACCCTAATGGCAATTTGTATGACCTAGTTAATATCAAAAATACACAAAAGCAATATCAAACCCATGTTGATTTCTTAGCGGAAATTAAAAAGTTACCAAACAGTTTAGAAAGAAATATATTACACGTTAAACTAAATGATTTACACATTGATTTCAGAGCAGGTATAATCAGACAGATAAAGAACGAACGAAAGATTGACAGGTTATACAATGGTTTTGATGTAGAAGTTAGAGGGAATGATGGACTAAGAGGACTAGATAAAATTACTTTAGCAGGTAAAGTATATGATATTAAAAAATTGAGGATAGATGTAATAGAGGGGTGGGAATAAATGTACTACAATCAAGGAAAAATCTATTGGGCGAAGGAAAGGGCTTATGTACCGGAAACCCCTAATTTAGAACGAGAGGGGAGAATACCCTCAGAAAATACGGAAGTGATAAAATGAATAAAGGAAGAAAACAGTTACAGCAAGAAGTAGGAGAATTAGTATTGGTAAAACCGAATGGTGAGCAAGTGTTTATTGCTCATGCCATCAAACACCATAAGATTTCAGAAAAACTAGGTAGATGGACTTGGGGTGGTAAAGTTTGGATGCCTAGAGGTTATGAGGCTGAATTGAAGGCGGTGGAACAATGAGTAATACTTTCAAGATTGATTTAACATCGGATATGCTTCTCGAAGAATTATTTTTCCCTCTCGGTGAAGTGTATAGAACAACAGACTTTTCACATTTGAAGCACATAGATGTTCCTTCTAATAGAATGAGGGCGTATGCAGAAACAGCGAAAAAAGATATTGAAGAACAGATTACTAAAAATAGATTAATCGCTAAAGAAGATAGAAATAGCGGTGCAGCACCTAGATACCGAGATTTTTCTAGGGGGATGATGAACGGTCAACATCTGAGTAATAGACTTTTTAAGGCCAATATGTATAAACTAGATAACACAAATAAATGTAATATGAAAGATATAGTAACAAACAAAACAACAAAAATCTCTACTGGTGGCAGTTGGGCTTTATACGATTTTATGAATAATTTAAGAGGTATAAGAGACTGGAAAGTTTGGTACGAATCGAGAAGATGTATTAATGAAGATGTACCTTTTGATACAAGAAGAGTATTAGAGTACACTATGACAGATTTGATGGCGGCTCTTGGTGGTTATTATATTTACAATTGGAAAAGTTACTACAACCAATATTGGATTTCTTTAGGGCTAAAAACAGATAATGATTTGTATTCTGAACACGTTAAGTTCGACAACACGTTGTCAGATATAGAAGCGAATATTAGAAACAAAGTTATTGAAAACACAGACTTTCAATATTTGTCAAACTCTATAAAAGACTTGGAAAGATTTGTTGCTAATTTTAGAAACGAAGCCACGCAGAAAAAGACTCAATCTCGTTACCTTATAGCATCTCACGGTAAACAGCAAAATTACAAGAGAGATGAGTGGAAAGGTGCAAGGTCTTTAGGAACATTTTCCACAATTAATAGGTCGGCTCATACAAAGTGGCAGAATGCACTTGTTTTAGACTTGAAAGTATTTGATAAATTAATTGCTTGTTTGAAGGATTCAACTAACTTTGACGTTGAAATAAAAAAGAAAGAGGAAAGAGAAAAACTCAATGCTACTGTAACAAGAACTATAAAAATTATGAATATAGTAGCCCCGTTTGAAGAAGGTCACGAATTATATTGGGGGCATAGAGATTGGGATGGTAACACTCATCCTAACAATCATCTTAGACATACAGCCAATACTCGAATTAAACTTGAGAGAATAAAGAAATGTTGCGGGGATTTGAGAACTGCTTGTATGGCTGCCTTCGGTAGTAATGATATAGACTTAGAAACATTCGTAAGAGTTAATGCTTTTAGAACAGCGATAAAAAGAAGTTGGAGTAAAACAGAAGGTGTTGTGGGTGAAGAAAGGATGGAACAACTAAGTGCAGTTGATTCAGCCCTAGAAGATTACACTAAAGCAGCGAATAATTATCTTTCAGCCCCAATTAACTTCGATGATGAAAGGGAAATAACCTATGACGATATAGTAAAATCCCTAGAAGTCCTTTCATCTCCGAATCAGAATAGTAGTGTCTTAACGAACAGACAATGGAAGAACATAGACTTAGAAGAGTTACAAGCAAGAAGTCAATTGATAATGTCCAACCTTACTAATACGGAGAAAGAAAGTGTGTTAGAACAAAAGTATAGAGAGAGTCTTGACACCGCAAGTTACATTTACGATAGAAGTAATCTGATTATAGATGCTTATGAAAAAGAGGTTAAGAGCCTTGGTTCTGAGATAGATTCACACGTTAAATATATTGAAATATGCAGAGAAGAGATGTGGTTGCAGCAGGTAAGAAAAGCAACAGGAATTAGGGATAGCGACACCCTTAAAGGTGGAAGCCTAGTCGCTAAAGATACAGGAAGTGATGCTAATGAGTAAAACTAAAATGACCCATGAGGAACAAGATGAATTAAGAAAGAATGCCCCTATACCGGAAGGGATGAAAGACTACCGTAATTGTGTTTTGAAGAATATACACAACGGTGTCATATCTCATGTGATAGGATATGAAGTATGTGATACGGGAGTAATACTTTGGAATGTGGACACCAAATCGGCATGGCAAAGTCAAAGGGATTTGGAACGTAATTGGAATATTGTAGGTGATGAGGAATGACACTAAACAATACACCATATAAGAAAAGTAGTATAGACCTTAAACTAGTTGATGGCCCAATGAGAAATACAGGAGATGTGCAGATGCTTATACAAACTATACTTGAATGCAAAGACGCACTTTGTTCACAATCTAAGTTCTCAAGAGAAAACCCTAGATACCTATTATTCCGCACCCATTCCGGTCACACTAGTATTGACATAACACGAATCGTTGCTTTGACAAATAGAGGAACAGCCTACGACATACATTTAGAATCAGGAACTATCTTTACAGTAGGTGATGTAGAATGAATATAGAGGATATTAAAATAGGCATGAAAGTAAGATTCGGTAGGAAGAACCTGAATGGCGGAAAAATGACGGAAGGTGTTGTAGTTAAAATTAACACAAAAACAGTTGCGATAAGGGCAACTGAGGATAGAAGTTACGGAAGAGGTCGTGGTAAAAGAGTTATACCTACTGGTTCAGTATGGAGAACAACTCCTAGTATAATATCAAGGAAAGGGATGAAACAATGACTAAAGCAGCACAGAGATACAGATACAACATGAAGTATAAAGTCCGTAGATTAAACCTTAAAAGATTACAGGAGGAAGAGTGAATGGTTTTTGGAGATAACGACTTTATCTTTAATGATGATAGTAAATGCACTTGTGGTAGAGCAGGTGAAGAGATGCCCGCACACCCTAGTATTTGTGGTAAATGTGGGGGTTGGTTCTAATGGCAATAAAGAATACTTTAACGACTAAAGAAGGAAAGGTTACTAAAGGTTCAAAGTATTTAAGAGCCAAAGAGAATGTCTCAATACCTTTTGATTCTAAGAAATGGATTACGATTAAGAAGCCACAAAGTCTTTACAGGTCTAATGTAAAAACCAATGAGCAAGGCTTACCTAATGTTTTTCACGACTTTCTACTTATCTCGGTCTTTACCCCTTATTGGACTGATGGTGGAACAAGAGGCAGGTGTATTGTTGACAGATGTACGGGATATAAATGCCCGTATGAAGGGTATCGCCGCTTTGACCGAAAGAAGATGAGAAACTGGTTATTAGAAAACTATACTAAAGAGGAAATGCAACACGGTGTATATTGTTTGAAGAAATACGCGAATCATTTGATGACCTTTAGTATTTATGATGACTCACCCATCTTTAAGATATGTCCGAAGCCCTTGACTTTGATGGAAGGTAAGTATAACGCTAGAGGTGCAACAGTTACCTATCAAAATCAGACCATGTTCTTAAGTGACGATTTCATAAATTGGTTTACCGATGTGACTAATAAATATGATATATACAAAACAAAGAAAGAAATGGATTCATATACTGAGTTGGTTAATCGTGTAGAGAAAAATGTTAGAGGAATGATAGCGAAAAGGACAAAAGAATTAAATGATTCTGAGATAGATTTAGATGAATACTTTAAGGGTAGATTTAGAGATTTGATATTGGGTAGTAATAATAAATATACTATAGGCAGAGGTATTGAGACTTATTACAGACAAATACAAACTGCTGATATAGAGTCCTACCCCTATCTACCTCTAGAAGTGAAAGAGTATACATCTTCTGAATTGACAGAAATGTTTTGGACTAAAGTAAATCTAATCGCAAGGAAAGTAGTAAAGGAACGTCAATACACTAGTATAAGAGATAGTTTCTTAGATTTGATTAAAGAGGATAATATTTTCGAGAATACTAATTTCACAAAGCAACTTAGTCTATACCATACAGTCATTGAAAATGAATGTCTTAGGTCTAAACTCTTGATAAAGTATTTAGAAAAATACAATTATTTTGGTCTTGCGATAGAAGGAAATGGTGGATTGTCGTTAGCATTCAGGACTGCGATGTTATCAGAAATATTGGAGGACTGATATTATGGGTAGAAGAAAGCAAATATCCCGTAGAAGGAAGATAGGTGAAATACTTTCATCAGTAAACGAAGGATTGACTGCACAAGAGTTAGCAGACAAACTACATGAAAGGTCGCCTAGAGTAAATACATCCACACAAAGAAGTATCAGTAATTTGATGAGAGGTAGCAAAGGAATACGTTCAACATTTATCCGCAAGACAGGAATGAAGATTGCACTAAGAACCTACGAGATGATTGACTATGAAGCCTATATGAACTGGGTCGAGAGGGGTGATTAATATGGTTAAGATAGGTGATTATGTAAGCCCAAAGGATAAACTTAGAACAGAGGTAAGAGATAGAGCAGGTCTTGATTTTTACACAAGGGAACAACTAGAGGATGAGTTGATTCACCTTCGTGCCTTGATACAAGAGACTTGGCCTTGGGTTGGTGTAGCAGCACATAGGACAGCAGCAGCAACCAAGAAATACCGAGACTTAGTGAAGGATGTTGCTAATGTTGTCAAAGAAAATAAAAGAGAAGAGGATGACAGCGAACCCGATTATTGGAGGACTAACAAATGAGTAGAATAGAGGATAAAGTATGTGAGAAGATACAGGCTAGAGCAGCAGTCGGTAAAAAGAAATACGGAGTTACTATGGAAAGAAGTGATTTGAGTTTAGAACAATGGTTAAATCATTTTCAAGAAGAAATGATGGATGCAATTGTATATACAGAAAAATTGTTAGAGGAAATTAAGAGGTTGCGTAAAGGTATCAAGTCTTACTTAGACTTAGAAATAGAAACACATGAATTGAAGGAGTTGATTGAATGAAAACAAGAAGAGAAAAGATGATAAAAGGAATTGAGTTGATGAACACATTTTGGTACAAAGGTAACAAACCATGTATAACAGGGATGTACCGAGTATCAGATGATGAGGGCGACTCCGGTAACGTATGTGCCGTATGTCTAGCGATAGACGATGTGCCGTACAACTACGGGGATGATATTGAACCGACCATGTATGATGGCGACTGTGATGAATGTCACGGTGAATCTTTGCTGTATTGTGGGGGTGAGGAAGAGTGAGTGAGGAAAGAGTTATGATTGACATAAAAGTAAATCACGCACAACGTAGTGGGTACTTTGTTAGGTGTCAGCAATTAAAACACGCCATAGAGAGGATTGAAAACAATTCAGATAGTAAAGTTATAGGTCTTGTGTACGATGGAGAAAACTCTATAGAGTTACTACTCGACCCACCGATTAATAAGGGAGATGATGAGGAATGAGTGATGGAAGAGGTCAAGAATATCTTGATGAGAATCTGTGTTTGCATGAGAATGTTTATATTGACGGGTTTGAGATTATTAACAAGCCCGACCCTACTAATCCAAGTGCAGACGTTCTTATTACTTTGCGTTGTGAAAAATGCGGAGATACACAAGGACATACTTTAGATTTAGAAGATGTAATATACGATTTAGATTTGGAGTGGGCTGAATGATACAATCAACCTTAAAAGATTATTTCTTCGAGATATTTGCTTACGTCTGTAGAGGAATTGCTATTGGAATATTAGTAGCAGGTCTAGGGGTGTGGTTAGCATGATGAGGATAAATAAACACTCAAGAGTATTCTTTAATGTAGTAACATTTAACTACGGCATGAACTACCAACAGAATAGCGACAAAGGTATTGCCTCATTAGCATCGTGGCTACGCCTTTCCTTTGTTCGTTGTTTTGTTTTGTGCATCTGTATTTCAAAAGGCGTAGTCACACCCCTTACTTTGGGGGTGAAACTATGACATGGATTAATAACTTGGATGATTTGTTTGATTCAGACTTTAATCTAAGACCATACAAGAATAATATACAGAACAATTTATTTTTGGATGTAGAGTCTTGTACTATACATTATGCTAGTGCTGCTAGAAATGGTAAACAGAACCGAAGTATATGGCAACCACTTGTTGAACTAGAAATGAAAGGACAGACTTTCTATATTGTAGATAGAGCAGTTATCAAATCATTATTAACGGGTCTATTGGATAGTAGTATAGGTCATAGGGCTTTCATGGCAATCTACAAGAGAATGGCACTAAAAGAAACTCTCGAATACTGGATGACTTTAGAAGGTTCGGCTAAAACTTTGACAGGTAGATTCAGAATACTTACAACAGGGCATAAAGTAATTACGAGTATAAACACGAAGGATATACAGGATTCTCACGATTTGAACGGTTGTGTAGATTTACTTGAGAATCTAGGATATACTTCTAAGATATATAATTATGATGATAACTCGGTAAAACTTATTGCCACTTCACAATATGCAGATGAGATTGAGATGGAAATACTGAATAATGGTGATACATACATTAACGGTAAATATAATGTAATGCAGAAGCAACACGAAAAAGACAAAGAGGTGTGGGCTACTAATTATTTCATACAACCGACACTTGCTAAGAATCTTAATTTTGAAGATACTTTCAAAGTAGAAAGAGTAATCAGAGATTTACACGCAGGTATTGAAGAGACTAGAAAATGGTGTCCGGTAGTATACCAAGATGAGATGACTGATAGAAACTATCCAGTCTTGAATGGCTATGTAAAGCATAGTGTTCGTATCTATAACTTGGCTAGGCATGACAGAAATAGATTGATGCACGAAATGTTTTTGGATGTTAGGGGGGCATTCAAAAAGAATTAATGGGGCGTGGTACAGCGTTTTTCTTAATTCTTTTTATTGTTCAAAGGTAGTAAAGTAATAGTCCCTTTCTTTACCCTCTTTGAAATAAATAAAAATAATAAAAACAATAGAGCAGTACAGCGTTTTATTATTTCTACGATTTAACAAATCAATAAAAGAATTAAATACGCCATGAACCCCGTTAAATATATACAGGTGATATTATGAAATATATAGAGCAAATGAAAGACACAGAAATTGTGTGGCACAACAGTAACGCGAAACCAATTATCAAGGGTAATGTAAATCTTATAGTTTATTCACAGAATGAATACGGAAGTGCATCCTATCTAGCAGGTGCTAGTTTAGTATTAGGTACAGAAACACACATAGCGAGTATCTATAGTAAACTTATGTCTGTAAGTGCGATAGGAACTATACCCGACCCTATTTGGCATGAGTGGAGATTATACGAAAGGAAGGTAGGTAACGATACCGTTCTCATTCTTAGGATAAGTAATACTTTCCCGATTGAACCTACTTTAGATGAGAACATGAACAGAAATGCTTGGTTATACACATACCCTACTATTAGAGATGTAGTTTTATCTCTAAAAGAGTATGGCATACAAGAGATGTTGTTTATGACTACTGACACGTTAGAGAGATACAGTAGTAGGACTGATGTTTTGAGTAGTGGTGAATATATAGAGTACGAATGGAATAGTAGTGAAATGTATAAGGTAATGACAGATACTCAGAAAGTGGAAATGGAAGAAGATATTTTCCTAGTACCTATTTCATGGGTGTTCGCTCAAATGTTTGATGCTTTCACTAATGGACTTAGTAAGATATTAATTTGTCAAGGTGCGGATTGTCCGGTTGATGAAGTATCGGCAGATACAATGCTTTCAAGAGTAAAAGAAATATATGGTTTGGATTATGTTGAACAGGAATATATCAGAATAAGAGATTTATTAGTTTCAGCACAGAACTTACAAGGTATGATAGGTGAATGGGAATGAATATTTTTGATGAGGTAAATAACTTCGTGACTAGAAATCACTATGTAGATGTAGCAGATAAGATTCCAGTTTTTATTTGCAGTATTGGTAGTCATCTATTCAACGCTTTGAACAAGTGTAGTAGATGCGACTTCGACCCCGATGACCCACTACTAGACCCCGATGTAGATTTCACTATTGATAACTGTCCTTTGAGACACAACCATATGCCATTCTACACGCCTATGTCTCAATTACCCGACACAAGAATACACATTCTTATGAGAGGTGCGAAAGGTAGCGGTAAGTCCGTTCTAATCAATCTATTCTTAGCAGAAGGTACTGGACTAATACATTCTACTAATGCAGACTTAGGACACGGCTACAAGACAATGATGGGTGCTAACTCTATTACAGAGGCAGGTATGTTTGGAAGTCTAAACGATTTAGGAGAAATAGCAGGGCGACCTATTGCTAGGGAGATGTGTGGAGGCTTCTTAGGATTTGAAGAGTTTTCTTCTATGTCCGATGCGTCTAAGAAAGACCATAGCCTAGACATGAAGAATCAATTGCTTACATCCCTAGATAATGGTAGGGTTCAGAAGGCATTGAAAATGGGTTGGGTACAATACACTACCCGTTATACTATGTGGGCTGCAACACAACCTGCTAGGTTCGAGTTGGATTCGGGATTAGATAGAAGATTCTTCATTATTGATATTGAGATGACACCGGAGAAAGAATTGAAGTTCAAACAGGCTCAACACAAGCAAGCCAACATGACTAGGGAAACTAGAATAGAATTAGCGGCAAAGAATATTGAAATCAGAGAATGGATTCAACATCGTATGTTTGAAGCAGTTGCTAATCCTCCTAGCGGTATTCTATTTGATGATGATATAGCAGAATGGATTGATAGACCGAGTGTACGTTCTTACGAAGCAGACCTGTTTAGAAGGTTAGCAATAGGCTATCATATGATGCAACCAACTTACAGAGGAAATGTGCCTTTAGTGATAACTATGGATGATACTTTAAGGGGTATTTTATCACAGAGCCTAACACAAAGAAGAAGAGTGATGGATGCTGATACTGAATTAATCAAGACTACATTTTGGATGCAAGATTTATCTAAGTCTCAAGTTGTTAAGGAAGTATCTCGTATGGTTACTAATGGGGATTATCAATCCGCTAAGAGGTGGATAGTAGAAAACCTACAAGGGCAATCGTGGTACTCTGAATATGAACCCGATGTCAAGAGAAGAGGCCGTAAAGGTGTTACTTGTAGATTCGGACATCCGACACCTAGTAATGAAATAGAATGGGGGTTAAAACAATGAATGACAACCATAAACTTACAGGAATACTTTCTTCTAGAAGTATGAGTAAACAAAATAATGGTGTTAAGGCTGTTGCTAGATATATCATTAAGAAAGGTGAACCTTGTAGTGTCTCTGAATGCTATGCTAATATGACTAACAAAAAAGGGACTCTGTATAGGTCAAGTAAAAGTGCTGTTACTCTAAGGCAATTAGAGTCTAGAATAAATAGACATCCTATTTTCAAGAAGTTTGATACCAAGCCTAAAACATATTCTTGTACCTTAGAACAATATATATCTTACTTTGAAGATGATGACCCGTTCTTCAATTACTATGATACAGATAGTAAAGAAGTAAAGACTAGAAGAAATGAGTACGCAAGGAGGAAGCGAGAAAATGCTGATGAATAGATTCCTCGTAGATAGTTTAGATAGGTTTGCTTTGGAGATGAAAGAAGAGATGACATCCACCGAGATTCTTTTAAGGTTAAAATTAAAGAACGGGAAACCTTTACACAAGAGCAGATACATTCGTGGTGTAGATGCAAGGCGACAGGCTCAATCTTTGACCTACGCTTTGAAGAAGCATCCTTCGTATTACATAAGCACAGAAAGAAAGGATTCCTCTAAGCCCCCCAAATGGAAGGTGACATTGTGAAAAGGGAAATAGAAATTAGAAGAAGATTGTCTAAAGAGAACGATGCTTTCGCCATAGAAGTATTACGTTGGGTTCTTGACGGCGGTTGTGCATTTTGCGAACATACTTTGAGGAAGGATTTTGAAATGGCTTTGAAGAACCAAGATTACGAACCTGCTTATCTTGAAGCGAAGTATGGTTGGGAAGAAGGAAGTGTGATTGAGCATCTTGACAACCATATAGAATACGACCCATTAGAGGCCAAACACGTTGAGGATGCTAGGGTACAATCTATTTCTACTTTAGACGCAGCAGAGGACATTGTAATACGCATACAAGGGTATCTAAACGAACTAGAGGAACAGAAGCAATTACAAGGCGGTGCAATCACATCCGATTTCGTTTCTGACGCTGCTAAGTTGATAGGACAGGCAAACACCTCTTTGAAATTAGTAGGGCAGTTGAAGAAAGAGATAGGGGTAGATTCACAGTTAATGTTAGCACAAGCCCAAACACAACAAGTATCTAGAATATTAGTAGAGACACTAAGGGAACATCCACAATTGTTAGATAGGTTTGAATTACAGATGGCTGCGTTGAAAGCGCCCAGTATTATTGACGCTTCCTTTGAGGTGATTGAGTGAAAAGTTGGAGAAGTAAACCGAACCGTAGATTATATAGAACAGCGATTAAAGAAAATGAGATGGGTAAACTATGCGAAGCCATGTATGATGACGGTCTTGTTGCTATGATTACCGCTAAAGGGATTAGATGGTACATCAACGGTTATTCTATACAAAGCATATCGGTGTATGAAGCATGGGGTCTTAGTAAATCTCAATACGCTAGGCTCAAGGATTTTATCTACGAAACAAATGCCCATCTCTTTGTTAATAAAGGAGATTGAAAAAAGTGGGGGTAATAATTTTTACGAGGGATGCCTCTATTTTCAAAAAAGGAAAACACGTTGTAATGTATAAGCATATAGATTGCGACCTGTCGGATAAAGATACTACATACATCTTACTAGGTTCTTTAACCTCTAAAGAAATAAAAGAGTGGTTGCCTTTGGTTTCGGGGA